TCTCATACTCACCACCCCCAGTATGTTCCAGTGATATATCCACACCATACTTAACAATCAATGCTCTAAGTTCTTTTTTAAATTCTTCTTCTATAGTAGTCATCTTTATACACCATTAATTAATTAATTATTATCCTCTTTAACTTACAACCATTATAACACTATTACACAAAATGGCAAGTAATATTTTCATTTATCTCCATATAACAACCATCTTAATACCAAACACACAACCAATACCAATACAAATATCACCATTACACTATCCTAATAGAGAACAAAAAGAGAACCGCGCAAACCTTGTCGCATCAATACTCCATGAACGTATAACCATCGCAAACCATCATAATCACCAGAATTATAAGGCTCTTAGTCTGAGTATGAGATGCCGAAATTCCTGAGCATTATCTGAAAATTCCTGAGCAATCCTTTGGACACAGCGGAAACCAATCAAATCTTATCACCTCAGAGTTACCTCACGGTTTCCGTAGGCTCCTGCTTTCCTCGACTCAGAACCACCTCCATCCAATCCTCTGGATGGAGAGCAAACCGTATAGATTTGTCTTATTTGAGCTGTTTAAAGGTTCTTCCTCGGGTATTGAACCTGAGGGGTTTATCATAGGTTACCACATCACTGCCACCACACGCTTGGAACGCTAACAGCTTTTCTTTTGTTTCATTCACAAAATATATGTGGTTTTCTTGATTGCATTTCCACTGGGTGGTTTCTAATAACTTCAACATAACATTCCTGGATGGAGAGCAAACCGTATAGAATTCACTTATTAATGGTTAGTGGTAGCAATATCAACAGCACCACATTGATAAAGATAAGGGTGGTTAAGATAATCATTAAGCACCAGTCCAAGATATACTTTCAAAGAATGATGCGGGTACCAATACATTACCTCTAGCAAAGTTTTTAGCGGGTGCTTTCCAACTTGCTGCTTTAAGGATATCTCCTTGTTTAAACTTAGGACCATCCTGTAACACTATAAAGGAGTGGACTGAACCATTGCTTATTACTTTGGCATATACCTTACCGATATCAATTCTCAAACCATTTTTAAAATTGGTGTTGGATTCTTCCCACCATTCATCGGATGGCACATTGCCGCGGTATCGGGTGTTGAATGCATTGCTGATTGCTTCCAGATATACTTTAAATTCTTCATTCATTTTATTTGCTCTCTTTTGTTATTTGTAGGACCATTATATCATTATAACCACTTTTGGCAAGCATTAAATAGTTTTTTGATAAAAATATTCTGCTTGGCATTTAATGATATCAGCATCAACACTGGTATGCTGATCAGCTACTAATTTACTGGTTACCCGTTTAGGGAAGCTTTCTCTTACCAATATGTTAAAATCTTGATACATGCGGTGGGTTAGGAAAGGACCTTCTCTTACTGCCACACTAGCATAGGTTGTTAGTACACCGCGTAGGTTTTTTGAGGTTGAAATGGTAAGGACTTTATCGTCAGCTAAATCAATATCAGTTTTAGCTATCCATTTTTTGTAGTGGTCTTGCTTAAGTATCATAGTCATTTTATTGCTCTCTTTTGTTATTTGATGGTTTATTATAACACTATTACCGATTTTGGCAAGCATTATCAGCTATATTTTCTGCGGTATTCGTTGGTGTAAGTGAATTGAGCCTCCGGATGGTCATAGCTCTTGGTGCTTCTAATACCTGGTTGGCATCCAGCTGGTACTTCTGATTTGTTAAGATATCTAAAGCCACCATAATTGCCGGTTTCATGTAGGACATTCTCAAGGGTAAGACATAACTGCGCCAGCTCTCGCTCTGAAATGAAGGAGGTTGCCAGTCTATCATTAATGGAGCATTTAAATGCTTCAACGCTAAAGGTTTTCTTTTTCATGCTACTTCCTCGATATAGGTTATGCTAGTATCACCATAACCGGTTGGAGTATAATCGCCAATTGCTAATGCTTCTAGTGCTAGTGCTTCGCTTTCTGCTTCGATGGTGTAGACTTCTTGGACTTCTTGGAATATTTTAAAGGTTTTCATTTTCTGCTCTCTTTTGTTATTTGATGGTTTATTATATCATTATAACCACTTTTGTCAAGCATTATTTAAGTGGTTATAATGATATAGACTGGCAACAACCAGTCTATAATCAGGTGTTAGGTTCTACCTGCTAACACATCTTCAGCAGCATCTGGAATTCCTTTCTTCCAATCGGCAAGGTTTAACTCGAGGATTAAGGTTTCAATACTATCCAACAAAGCAGTGGTATTATAAGATTGGAAGACAATACCGCCACCATATTGTTTATTATGATATCTTTTACCACCCAATTGCTTAGCACGTTTAACAGCAATATCATACAAGTTGGTGGTGCTGTAATTAAATTCCGTACGGTTCTTTTCTGCTCTGGTGTTAAGGTTTAGGAAGTGGATGGCATATCGTGGATTGCCATTTACGTCATTATTTAATCTGGTTAAATCACTCATTTTATTTGCTCTCTTTTGTTATTTGATGGTTTATTATAACACTATTACCGATTTTGGCAAGCATTATTTGCTATACATATAAAATAATAATAATATTGCTTCGATTTCCCTTTGTTGAAATAGTGGATAATCTGATAACTCCACTTCATCTAGTGAACAGGTTATTCCCCTATCTAAGCAATATTGTTCTGCTATTGCTTGAATTGCTTTGCTAGTATCCATTTTCTTTCCTTTTGTTAGTTTATGGTATTATTATAACACTATTACCGATTTTGGCAAGCATTATTTTAAAAATCTTCTGTAAATTCATAAGTACCATTTAAGACTTGCTCAAGGTCTGATTTTACAACCTCATACCCATAACCTACCCGTTTATCCTCATGGTTACCTTGATATCTGATATCAATCCTTTCCTGTAACTCGGCAAGGTACTTTTCAATCAATTCTAATTTTTGGCTATCAGTCATGTTATGCTACCAAGTCATACAGATATAAAATGCTATAGGTCAATGCTGAACCTAAGCCGGCTATCACTACAAAATATTGGATAAAGACTAACATTATACAGAACCTCGGACGGTATACTTCATTCCATAATACTTCTTTTCTCCAGCACTCAAGCAACCATTTAAACCTTTTGCTTTCTTTTTTGCTTCTTCTCTAGTATTGAAGGTTGCAACCACAATGGACTCAGAACGTCCAATATAACCGCCGTGGGATATTACAGTAAATTTATTCATTTTCTTTGCTCTCTTTTGTTATTGTATAGGTTATTATATCATGATGAACACTAAAAAGGCAAATGCTCATTATTGATATACTTACAGCACTATATCTAACAATACGATAATCATTGGAATGGTTACAAAATACATTACCGGCACGCTGATTATCATATCAAGGGTTAACTTCTTCATTCTGCTATTTCCTCTATAGTTACGCTATCCCATGTGCCGCATCTTTCCTCAATATCGCGACATTCCTGAGCATCATTTATGTTATTAAATATAAATGATTGAGCACATATTATATCATCAAAGTTATTATTCCAACAATCTACTCTAAAATTCATTCCGCTACCTTCCACACTATCATTAAAGCACCTATTAAGGCATACATGCTACCCATTATCAGTTGGAAGGCATCAATACTAACCTCCACCATTCCAACACCACCCATTGCTAATATCAATCCTAATGCTATTCTTATCATTTCACTTAATAATTTTTTTGGTTTTATCAACTACTATCGCTTTATAGCCCCTTGAAATTATTAGCTCGGCATATTCATTTGCTCCAGCCAAGGTTTCAAATTTAGTATGACTTGTCATGGTACCTCTATTATAGACATATACAATAAACATAAGCTTATGCCGCCATTCTGGTTATGAATTGTCTTGCCATCAATCTTACCTTTAAGAAGGACTCAAAGGACAATGTTGGACGTTCAGCATCTAAACGCTCTATCTGAGCCTCCATATAATCATCATAATAAGCGCTGAATTGCGCTTCAATGATGCCAAGACTGCTAACTAGCGCTTGTGCTTCAGGACTAACGTTTTTTAACTTCATTTTATCTTTATACATTTTCTTTCCTTTTTTGAGTTTATGTGATTATTATACAGACTTTTTTAGAAAATGGCAAGCATTATTTTATCTTTATATCTCCATATGCTTCCTGATACAACAGCTGTATAGTCTGCTCATCCATCTTCTCATAGAATGCTTCCAATACATCGTACATGTAATTGCTATCCTTCAAACACGAAGCAAACACATCATCCACTACCGCCATTCTTTTATCTGCAATGTGCATTTTCTTTCCTTTTTTGAGTTTATATGATTATTATACAGACTTTTTTAGAAAATGGCAAGCATTATAATTGCCACTTTATGAAATAGACTGCTAACTATTAAGATACAATAAAATGCTTATTAGCATACGTTTTTTGTAGTATCAGCAATTGCTCCTCGGTCAAGTCTAATTTGATCAAAAGGCTTTCAAATGCTGCCAAGGTATACCCAAAGCGGAAAGGAAATGAGTTTGGTTCCTCTAGTCTGTAACCGCTATCAACAGCGCTTTGAGCGCTTTCAGATTGTATAAGGTTACAAGCGTTTTTAATGATGGTTTTCATAGTGTTTCCTTTAAGCAAGTATAGTAGCATCGATTATAGTATAAAGCAACCCAAAAGACAAGGAGGCTACAATTAGGATGGTTGTGTCAATTAGCGTTTTCATTTTTCTTTTCTCTTTTGTGATTGTATGGGTAAATTATACAGTCTTTTTTGAAAAATGTCAAGCTTTATTTTCGCTCATTTTGTTGTTAGTGTGTCAACAAATAAGAAACAATGGGCGCTGTTTGGGCATAACCAGGGCGCTCCACGGGGAGGCAAATGAGAATTGTTTGTATTACTGTTATCAACTATGCAAAAAAAGCTGTGTGGTGGTCAACTTGATTGAACGGTAACTTCCGTTTTCGGTGATTTTTTGAGGATATACTTTTTTTCGGACAGGAATTTTTTGAGGAGGCTTAGAACCTCCTCAGAGCAATATTAGTGTTTATTTAGCAGGTAGAAGTATGTAACTAGGCAGAGCAGGTAAGTAATGACCCAGTTCATAGCTTTGACTCTCCACATCATATTGGATGCGAAGAACACTCCGGTCATGAAAGAGAACAGGTTCAGTGATTCGAGAGAGATTTCGAAAAACTTAACATATTTGAGTATGGATAATGTATCGTGGTTAATCATCGAAAATCATAATAATTTCACTTTCGGAGATCACGAAGAATGTTTCGTTTTCCATATCATTTTTTCGTGCGGAGTTCCAGTTAGGTAGGATTATGTCACCTTCTTGGACATCTTTGCAATTAGGACCGACAGCTAGTACACGGCCTTTGGTAATTTCTTTAGGATCGTTTCGGGTAAGGACTATGCCACCTGCGGAAATTTTCTCTTTTTCAAGCATTTCAACGATACAGGTGTTGTTTAGGGGTTTAATGTGATGAGCCATGAGTATCCTTTTTGTATATGTTAGAGAATTTTACCAGTTTAGTTTCTTTTGCAATTTGTGCTTTAACGATATGACCATAATTGCACAGGTCAAATCCTGATTCACATGTTAGGTGTAGCATACATTTCAGGTCACCGAGTTCTTCTTCGAGGTGTAGACGGTTGGTTTCGCCATTCCATTCTGTATCGATACCGAAGCGGAAGATTTTGGAGACTGCTTGGATGACTTCAGCACATTCTTCTTGTAGTATAAGCAGTATTTCTCTTTCTTGATCGGTCATATTAATCTATTAGTAATTTAGGTGAATTGGTTCCATTATGTACAAAATCTTCTGCGATGATGTATGGATTTTCTTTATAATCTAGGTGTTGTTTATGAATTAGGTTATCATTGATATAGAAGTTAATAATGAAACCTCGGTCGGTTTCGAAGATTTCAGATTTCTTATCATTGTTATGGAATTTGGATATTGGTGACATAATTTCCTCAGGCTATCATAGAAATAAAACGGTTTAATATAACTCTATTGGTTGTTCGTTTTGCAGCGAATTTAGCAAAGGAGCTAGCTATACCACGGGGTGTTGCTGTTTTCTTAAATGTAAAGTCTGTATCATTATTGGTATCTAGACTTTCGGATCGTAATAGGTAATATTCATCATAACCAGCATTATCAACAATTTTATAATTATTAACTCTAAATTCGGATTTAATCTTATCGAAGTTAATGGTGTCTTTAAACAGGTTGGTTAATTCTTGTTGTAGTTCACGTTTATTAATGATATAGAATCCCACGATATTACAATTGGTTATTGATTTAAGCAATTTAAGATATGCTGCTGTAACTTCTCGCAAATCATAAATGTCTTTAATTTCTTCTTGGTGTTTTGATTTAGGATCACGGACAATCAAAGATTTGGATATACTTTTATAACTGCAATCATATTCCCGGTCGCCTGTTCCTAATCTGTCATTTAATCCATCTTTATAATATATTTGATTTGTTGTATCGGAAGAACCATCGGTAAGGAAGACAACATTAACATTTTGTAATTTATAATCACTTTTGAATTTAGGTAACAATTTCATAGCGACCATAATAGCAGCATTCAATGGAGTTGAACCTAAACGGAATGACCGAGGAGTTTCAAACTTATTGGTCGAAATTGACAGAAGTGATGTAGCTGCATAATTAAACTGTTTGGTTGTCATTTTATTGGACAACAGATTAAGCATACTAACAAAATCAAATGCTTTTAGGTCCTGTTCTTTAAATGGTTGTTGATAACTTTTACTATACCTACTATACATTGAAGTAAATGCATAGACTTCAAATGGTATATTAATTTGTTTACAGAACAGTACAAGGTTCAATAATTGTTTAACTGTATTATGTAGGTTATTTCTCATAGAACCGGACCAATCAAGGAACATAACAAGACCATGTGATTTACCACCAGGAATAACAGTAATTTTTCTAAATATATCTTCATTAAATTTATAGGAGAAAATTGAATTCATATCAATTTCACCTGTTTTGGCTATTGAAGATCGTTTTAGTTGTTCAGCATTTTTCTTCAATTCAAATTCTTTAACGAGGTAATTAACTACTTTTTTTGAATCGGTTCTAAAATTTTGAAACTCGGTTTTTTGTATGTCGGTGTTATAATCATAGCTATGAGGCCAAAAAGTTTTTGTCCATTCAGAATATTCATCCCAAATTATATCATGGGGTACAATAATATCATTCAAATTGATATCAGGAATATTGCCGTAGAAATATTCTCTTTTATCATCCGCAAACAATTTACTTTGATTTTTTTGAAATGTCTGGTCTGTTAATGATTCAACTTCATCATTCCCATCTTCACCATCCTTATCTCCACCTTCATCTTCCTCCCCAGATTCATCTTCTTCATATTCATCTTCTTCATATTCAAAATCGTCATCGAAATCTCCCCGACCTTCTTCGGAATCAGCATATTCTTGTTTTTCGTGCCGTTCCGCTTTAAGATATTCCATAACCTTTTTGGTGATCAATAACACATCATCAACGGTTTCGGAAACAGCAATTTCGTCTATGAGTTTTATTTCTATAGGATTGGTGAATGTTATTTTGCTATTAACACCTAATTTGAAGTATAAATTAGTTCTGTCGATAAAGTTAAGATCATTTAAATTTGTATCATTGGTACCAAAGAAATTCTTTTCAATAAGTTCCTTATAACCTTTGATGAATGGTTGTTTTAGACCAGGATATTTGGATTTAATTTTGCGTTCAATTCTAACATCTTCAATTGCATTTAGAACGGAATGTGTTAATTTTTGTTCATGTGCTTGTGATAACAATTCTTCGGGTGTAAATAATGCATGACCCACTTCATGACCCATAAACAGGTCATAAAGTTCGGGTGAAATAGCATTATCTAGTATTGGAAGTGTTAAAACTCTTGAGGTGACATCAAAGGAAGCAGTTCTTACTTTCCTTTGTTCTACGGTAATATTTTCTGTGGCCATAAGTTTGGCCAGTATTGATTTTGATTGTAATATTTCCACGTTTTCACCTCTTAAGTCATAATATAGGTATATTATATCACCTTCCTTGGTGGTGTCAAGTTATTTAAGGTAATAAATTTGGAAATGCTTCTTTGATGAATTTATAATCCAAACCTTCAACACCTAGGTCTTTATTGAAGATACCCATAACAACTTCTGCTTCTCTTGGTTCGATAGCTTCAAGGAAACGAACCAACAATTCTTCTCTTTTTTCAGGAGTAAGATTTTCTGCATTTGCATCACCTTTCCTAAAGAGGTATAATCTTCTCATTTCTGTGGAGAGTTGTGTTGGTGCCATTCCAGGAATTGTATCTTTTGGTAGATAACTATCAGGAACTTCACTGATCAACCATTCATAATCTGGATGGTAAGCTAACAAGAAAACATCGGTTAATGTTTTTGATAGATTACGTTCAATAGCATTCATTTTGGTTCTTTTTGTTGGTGCTGCATCTATTTCATCTAATACTTCATATATGTTCTTCATTAAAATTCATCCATTACGTCAATTAAGTTTTTTAGTTTATATTGAATAAAGTAATTCAATAGTTTTTGTCGTGAAGCTGGTTTAGTTTCTTCATAACAGGTTATAATATTTTGTTTAATATCAACTGGTATGTATGCTAGGTCAATCAGCTTTTGGTTTCTTTCAAAATTAAATCGATTATATTCATCTGTCCAATCTTTGGAATCTTCATTTAACAATTTATCTAATATACCTTTGGTAATAGATTTTTGTTTAATACCCCGAACAAATGAGTCGGAAGGAGAAAGCACATTAGGAATGCCATCACCAGAATCACCACGGATGATTTTCTCTTTCAGTTCTAGTATTGGATTTTCTGATTTCAGAAACTTCTTTTGACTAGGTGCATATTGTTTTACATTTTCATATTTTTGTAATTGTAGAAAATCACCATCACCGGACAGAATTAGTATTTTTTCGGATGATGAATATCTTGGTACTAGTGTTCCAATAATATCATCGGCTTCAGCCATATCAACATCTATGACTTTATATGGGAAGTTATCTTTAAGTTCTTGTTTGAATTTAGCTAAAACCTCGAAGATCAATTTCCAATCCAATTCAGACTTATCACGATTTTTCTTTCTATTGGCTTTATAGAACGGGAATTGTTCTTTTCTCCAATAGTTTTTATTATCACAACAAATAACGACTTCACCATATTCTTTTTTATGGTTTTTAACATGGCCACGGATCATATTAAGAACCAGATGTCGAACTAGGTCTTCATTTAATTTAGTATTTTTTGAGGATATTTGTGGTATGATACCAGCTAATAATACCTGATTTAGGTCAATCAATAACATATGTTCAATCCAAAGATTAATATAGAAATTACATTATAACATATAAATCAGGTATTGTCAAGTTTTAAACAGCTTCTTCCATCACCGAGTCGAAAAATAAATCTGAAGTTGTTGTTTTTTTACCTATGATACCAAAGAATCCACTGGTAACAAGATGGTGTAGATATATTACTGGATCGCTTAATATCGCAATAAATCTATCTTCCAACACCATATCATCAGATTCTTCGGACGGTTCTAAGAATAGAATTTCGTATTTGGAACCCATATCGGAACTTTTTACAGCTTCTCCTGGAGTAACATATGAAAATGATTCTATATGGGTGTGGTTTTCTTTTTCGGGATGGGGTGAAAATATGAATCCATCATATGGAGTTTCTGCTAATTTTCTTATTTGGTTTAGTAAACACATATGAATCCTTATAATTTGACATGGTTTCTGTGTATTTTACAACTAATGATACCGTTATACCATAAATCGGGAAATTCAAGAACTTTATGTGCGAATTGTTCTCTAGCTTCGATATATGACAAGTTACCTTTAGATGTACAATAGTATAAAATTTCACGAGAGAAGTTACCTTCACCCAATAATGTAACGTCATTTTGTAATTCTAGAGAGGAAGACCAATAAGTCTTCCAATCAGATTCTACTAGTTTCTTTACTTTCTTTTTCTTTTTGATTCCAGACTTTAATGTAATTGTTTTAATGGAGGTCTTAGTAAAATGTGATAGTTTTTTACCGATGTATCTTCGATTATTGGTTTTGTTTGTTATTAGGTAAACAAAACCAACACATACAGGAAGTTCTTCAACGACCAAACCATTAAAAGTCCACATGGGACTAGTCCCAATCTTCTTCTTCTATTTCATCATCTTCGACAAATTCTTCGGAGATTTCTTCAATGAGCTCTCCACAGAAAGGACAATGTTCAGGCATTTCTTTAGAAACCATTTCTACTTTATACTCCACACTAAAATAAGACTCACAATTACTGCATTCCCCTATTACATTTTTTGTTATCATTTCTCTACCAATGTTATTATCCGTGGCAAGCTATACATTCTCCTTTACTAACATTTACACCGGACTCTGAACGAATATAGTATAAAGATTTGATGTATGGGTCTTTGAAAGCCAATTTATGAACCTCACTAATATAAGATTCATCTTCATCAGCACTAAAGAACAAATTGATACTTTGGGCTTGGTCAATGTATCTCTGTCTTGCTGATGCTAATCTAATAATTTGTTTCTGGTCAATTTCAAATGCGGTTTTAAATACATCCTTTTCATGGTCATCTAACCAATCCACATGTTGAACAGAACCGTTATTATTTATAATATTTTTAACCGTTTCATCATTGTATATATCTTTCTTTTTCATGAGGTTTAACAATGTGGGATTAACTCTATCCATCTTACCAGCAGCAGTATTTTGCACATAAGCATTTTTATAGATAGGTTCAATTCCTTGAGAAACAGAACCACAAATTAACGCAGAAGATAGATTAGGTGCGATAGCAATTCTATGGGTATTTCTAACACCATAACCCTTACACCAAATTGGTTCACCAAATTCAGAAGCCATCCAACGACTTGCCCTTAAAGTTTCATTATTAAGGTGTTGGAATATTTCAATGTTTTTATAATATGCATCCATTGATTCAAATGGTATCATATGTTCTTGTAAATAAGTATGAAAGCCTAACATACCCAAACCAAGAGCTCTACTTTTGGAAGCAAATCTTACTACTTTTTCCATACCTTGAGTTTTCTTACCAATTTCTATTAGATCAGAATTAACACAATCAAGGAATACAGTAGCATCAAATACAGCATCAGTATCTTTCCATTCATCATATAATGAAGCGTTCATTGATGACAATACACAACTAAATGTATGGTCTTCATCGGAGAACAATTGTATTTCCGAACAAAGATTACTAGCCTTTACTGTTAAATTTCTGTCCTTATACATTTTTGGGTTTTGGTCATTAACCTTATCAATGAATTCAAAATATCCTTTACCTGAAATCATCTTCAATTTCAATGCTTTTTGGTATCGTTCAATGGCATCTTTATCACCAGCATCCAATCTTTCGATAAATTTGTTAGATATATTCCAACCAATATTGGCATCGTCTGGATTTTTGCTGATGTAATTTACCAATTCATAGAAGTCTGGATGATCTATTTCGATATAGCCCGCCCAAGCACCTCGTCTTTGAGAACCTTGTGAGATATCTCTGGACATTTGAACAAAGTCTTTAAATACAGGAAGTACACCAGAAGCAGCACCTTTAATACCAACAATTTTTGAACCGCGGGGTCTAATTGCGCCAAGATAACCTGATGTACCAAAACCATTTTTGGAAAGGATAGCTGCTTCTTTTTGTGCATCATAAAAAGCATAAACAGAATCACTAATAAAACCACCAGAACATGATACTGGACATCCAATACCTGTTCCCATGTTAGATAATACTGGTGTGGATGCAGCTAGATAACCATTCCATAACAAATTAAAGAACTTATTTTCCCAATGGACCTGGTTGGAGGTATAACGTGCAGCATGTGATGCTATACGACCATATACCGATTTTAAATCTGGATATTCTTTTGTTAGATAGTTTTCCTTTAACATTTGCCAAGCAACAGTAGTTACCCAAGCAGGCAATTTACCTTCTTCTTGAAGTCGTTTTCGTTCTTCACCCAATTCATCATATATTGAGACATCTTTCACCATTGAAATTTCCCTTCAATCCAATTTCTATTATAATCATTTCCAGTTGAACTGAAAAAATCGTGTAATGTACTGCTTTCTAAATCTTTATAAAACCATTTTGCGATTGGGTTATATGATGGTTTGAAGATACTTTTAAATCCTAAATTTTCCATACAAATATCTAGTCTTGATTCCACAAAATGTTTTAATTGATTTTCGGTAATACCTTTCACAACACCCTTTTCAAATATTTTATCGATAATAATAGACTCATGCTCTAGAATTACTTTTGCGGTGTCTTCCAATTCTCTAATCAATTCTTCTAGGAATATGGGTGTTACTTGACCATCCGATTCTGCTTCTTGCAATAATGTTCTAAACAACCAAGCACCAGCTTGAGAATGTAAGGTTTCATCTATAGCACTAAAGTTAATGCCCGCATTGATATTGATTAACTTATTCTTTCCAGCAGAATTGAAATGCTTTAGAAATGCGAATGAACTGTACAATACAGCACCTTCGATCATGGAGAATACACCAACAGATTTTAGTATATTGTATAAGGTATCTTTCTTTTCTGTTCTTTTTCCAATCCACGCCATACGGTTTGCAAGAACATCATCTTCTTTGTAACTATTGTAGAATTCATCGGTATCTAAACCCAACACCTCATTAATCTTATTATAGAATGGTGCATGAACACCTATTTCCATAAAAGCAAATGTTGTGGCCATTCTTTGAATATCTGGTCTAGGAAATACTTTTGTTACATAATTTTGCCAATAATCATTACCTACAGATAATTCATATATGGTAAACAATTTTAGTGTGGATATGACACCGTGATATTCAGATTCACTAAAGTTAGTTTTTAAATCATGTAAGTCTTTTTCAACTTCAATTTCATCTGGTAACCAGAAGATTTCTGCTTGTTGTTTAGCAAACTCTATTGCTATTGGATAATCAACGGTGTATTCTGATTTCGGTGTCAAAATCCTTATTGTCATAGTATAATCCTACTGTGGTGTTTGATAATTGTTATTATTGTCTCATATATAGTCGTTCTATTATTCTGAAACTTCTTGTTGTTGTGCTAATATTCCAGCAATATTAGGTTCAGTCCAACCTTCAGGTTTAAGAATTTTACCATCTTCTCGTCTTAATACAGTTCCATTTTCAGAAATTTTGGCAAGATTACTTCTAGCAACTTCGTCCCAGATTTGTTGTTGTGGTAAATCTAATGTGTGTTCCAAACCCTCAATAACCCACTTTAAATCCGCACAAGCATCAGCAATTTCAACAATATCTCTATGTTCAAAGGCATAAAGCAACTCTAAATATTCTTCCGTAATCAAATTCAAATACAAATCAGCTTGATCTCCATAACCCGTTTCGGTTTGTCCTGAAGCTGTCATAAATTTTCTAACATCATTTCTACTAAACATTTCACATCTCCTTAATTAATATACAATCTTATATTTTACACTACTTTTTCTATATGTCAAGTTTTTTCCAATTAATAAACTCCATCTTTGCTCTAAGGTTAACGAAAGTATGTTTTTCTATAATATCCTGAATATCCTCAGGTGTAAATCCCGACAATATCATATCATTAATGTCTTTTTCCACAATCATTTCTGGCCAAATACAAATACTAAAATGATTATCGATAGCGTGATTCATCAATCTTAATATTTCTTTATTTCTTGGTTCATTATCAAATACCAGAACAATTTTATGTATATCAAACAATTCTTCGGCATATTCCAGATTTGATCCTGAAACGGCTATTGCATTTTTAAGAAACAACGAATCTATTGGTCCTTCCACAACATATATTGTTTCATTTTCATCAATTTTATTTAGACCAAATGCTTTAGGCGAATCTTCGGCCATTTTTATTGTGATATATTTCAATTTGGAATCACCCAAAGTTCTTCCTTGAAATCCTATAAGTGTATTATCTTTATCGTAAAAAGGAATGACCAATCTTTTATCATTATCATATAGTTTTTTCTCAATATCCATATCAACATTGACAAATTGCTTATAATCTTCACAATAATAGAGTTCCGACCAATCGGATTCTGGTATTTTTCTATTTTGAACGTAAATTTTAGCAAAATGCTCATCGGGGAGTGATGAAATCTTAGGTATTGGTAAAGATTTCTTAAACACCGGAACTGTAAATTTTACATCTATTTTGGGTTCGGAAGTTTCGATTGTTTGTGGATTTTTGTCTTTATATCGTTCTAAAGCATATTCCTGAACAAGATTTTCATCTACTTGTTTTAGAAAATTATAAAATGTGGTACTAACACCACAATTATGACACATATAGAAGTAATCATTTTCTTTTCGATATACGAAACCACGACACTTGGTTTTATCTTTAAATGAATCTCCACACAAGGGGCATCGGAATTGATAAAGGTCGTCTTTTTTGCGGGTAAATCTTGTTAATTTAGGGGAAAGTCTAAGCAGGAAAGTTCTATCAATAAAAACACTCATAACACACCAATTAATTTATATAATCATATTATATCTCTATAATCGTTTTTTGTCAAGTTTTATTTGAATATATCTAAATGATTCAATAAGAAACCAAAAGCGATACAACCACCAGCAATCAGCCAGCGCCAATTCTCTAAAACGGTTAATCGATCTGATATTGATTTATGCTGTGTCATAGATTTGTCCGCATGTTCTTTTAGTTTTAAGTCTATGCGTTCTTCCATATCTTCCAGTTTTTCAACAATTTCCTTAGTGTCTTCATTCATCTTCTTATATAAATCCCTAACATCTGTTATAGTTTCTTTACTACCAGTTTCGAGATTAAGGATTCTGGCATCATGCACAGATAATAACCTAGTTATGTCTGTTGACGCTTTTGCTATTTCAGCAACGGTGTTGTCTATTTTGTATACAACTGCTTGGAGCACTGCAACATCAGTATTTAAACCATTAATCATTATTTAGTTCCTGTTGTTTGTTGATCCAAGATTGTAAGGATTTTAATTGTTCGACTACTTGATAATAGGTTCCGTAGTTTTGACTAACGGTTTCTGCAACGGTAGAGAGTTTAACATCGGAGGAGTCTTCATTAACAGTTCCGGTGGATTCGGGAACTTCATTTTTTGCTGCATTGTCGTGCAGGATGACAAACCCATTATTAATAGTACACTTATCATCAGATTCTTTGGTAATGTATATAGGCACTTTCTTAATGATTTCATGGGTTTTACCTTCAACTATCTTAACACGGTCAACATATTGTGTTACAACTTCTTGAGTTATTTCGGAAGCTGCAAGTTCTTGTTTTGCTATAATGGTTTCCAATTCTTTAACTTTCAATTGCCAAACATTATCATTACTAATAGCACCAACCATAAACAAACCAAAAGCACAAGCACTAATTGATATAAGTTTCAGCAATAATTGATATTTCATTGGCAACAATTTACCAATAGTAAATGAGATTACTAACCCCGTTACACCTGAAGGAATAAGTATATAAAATATCCATTGTGGTAACCAAGTTAGTAAAAACATAGTAATCTTATTTATATTCTAGTTATAGTAACATCAGCAAAACCACCAACTGAACCGACCAACTTAAGACTTGATGTGGTTTTAGTTGTAATGTATGTAGTTATTGCTGAAGTTGGTGTTGCAACAGCAGAATATGTTGCACCAGTTGGTAATGGTGGTGAAATTGTTAAAGTTGTTCCTGGTGTGGTTGTTACTGTAGCATTAACAAAGGTAATAACATTCCTATCAACAAAACCCGTTCCAGATAAAGCTGCTTGTGCATATGTAGCACCTTTTAAATCCAACGAGACAAACCCATTAACAGATATTGATGATGCCGTTCCTTTATCATATTGCGCTTGACCTAGAACTGCGGCATATCCCCTTGCGGTTGCTGGTAGAAAATTGGTTTTTAGTAACGTTACTGTTCCTTGTATATGTGCATTACTTAAATCTACAGCATTAAACGCAGAACCTGATGTTTGTGGGTCTGGGAATGTAATTGTAATATTGCCTTGACCACCACCAGCTAAACCAACCTGACCATATATTGAGAATAACGGACAATAATCACGACCAGAAGCGTAGAAACTTGTTAATGATGTTGCAACAATGTTACCTATAATAACAGAAGATGTGTCGAGTTGTACAACAGGATGACCAAAGATATTCAAATTACCAAAAATTACTGTACTGACACCAAATGAGTAATCAGTTCTACCCATTAAATTGTGTATATCAGTTGCCCCTTCATATGTCGTTTTAACATTCATCGGTGCCGCTAATGTACCGAGTTCAACATTTCTTGTTCTAAATGTTGAACATGTGTCTATAAATAAATCACCACCAACACAATCACCATGGTTCCAATAAACTGTTCCGGTATTACGGAAATACATATTAGCATTTCCAGCGCCTTGGACACCATCAAAATCAACTTCAGTGATATCAAACTCGTCAGCACAGAAGTTGTTTGGATACAACACAGCTGCAGCATCAACATGTAACGCTTTATATGATGCTAATGTATTTGTTACTGTGAAAAACTTAAGAGCAAATGTGTTCACTAGAGCACCAGTTGTTGCACCAGGAACCCAAGTAATTGTATGGCTATTACCGTTATTGATGATGTTGGTATTCATTTCTGATGAACCAATGATCGCTAATCCATCTAAATCTGGTATTGTGATATTTTCTTGATATGTTCCAGGGGCAACCGATATTGTTGTTCCTGCTATTGCAACATTAAGTGCTGATTGAATTGATGTAAATGGTGTTAATATACTTCCGGTTTCTAGATAATCATCAGTTCTAGACCCGTCAACATGAAGAAGTTTTGTTACTTGAATTCCTGCTGAAGCTTCAGCTAATTCTACAGCAATACCACCAGCGGTTACTCCATCAGAAACACGTAAAGCTCCTGTTGTTGGATTATAAAAGATGTCACCTAAAGTACCAACAAAGGTACTTGGATTGCTTCCACCGAGTTTTTCATTAAAAAGTCTATAAGTTGATGACATTAATATTCCTAGTTTGGTTTACGGGTTAAAATTGGTGTGAGTATTGGATTTCTTTTTTTCTTATTACCTATGCTGACTCCAGGCTCACCTTCTGGACCAACACCAAGACCCGCAACAACACCAGATCCAGCAGTATTACCGCCATCTGCGGACATTGCTCCACCAATATCTTCAAAAAATTGTTTGAATGTTTTCATAATTCTCTTAATTTATTAGCGACATTCATATCAATTAATATGTCATCAGAATGTATGTTTTTACCATTAATGCCTGTAATAATATCAGGCATCATATTTAAGTATATTAAAAATGTTTTAAGTATACCATAATCATCAACATCAAATTTAAAAAATAATATCTTTGTCGTTGGTTCTGGACCAAAAACATTACTTAGAAGAATTATATGGTTTAATATTAACCTTTCTTTTAAATCTTGTGTAATATTATATTTACGAATTAATTTCTTAATGTATTTAGTTCGTCTAATATCTGCTTCAAATTCTGACATTATGCACCTAGGTGCTGAATAACACTTCAATGCATAGACAAGAAAATTATCCTCAGTTAAATTAGAGATCATATTATATTATATTAACTGAGGATTTATTTTTAAGAAATTGTAATATTTGCGTTGGCAGAAGTTACTGCAGCTGCACCAGTACCATTAGCATTAACAACAACACGCACTTTGTAAGTGTTGGCGGTTGTTGTTAGAGCATTAGCTGTTAATGTTGAACTAGTATTACCCGTAAATAATGTACCGCCAGTTGACGTATTAGCCCAAACAGAACCGTTATTAAACTGCCAGTAATAATTTAATGGAGCCGAACCAGTTCCAGAAGCAACCACCGAATATGTGATTGTATTGCCGGTGCCGGAAATAGCAGAACCATTAGATGGTTGTGTTGTGATAGTGATTAAAGTATCTTTGTAGATAACATCTTCAGAATCAAGTGACATTGATGTGCTGGTAGATAAAATCTCTTGAGTAATACGACCAGCTCTGCCACCAGAACCAACAACTCTTTTAATCCAACCAGAACCTGTGTGATTGGTTGAAGCTTCACTATCATCAACACCAAACACACCTATGGTTTGACCAGTTATAAAAGCATCGGCTGTGGTGTTGTTGAATAGTGAAACAGCATTAGCGCTGTCTGGTGTTCTGTTTACTGTTGCAGCTGCCCATAAAGGTACATTTGCAGAATTATCATAATTTCTAGGTGAAGTACGTGACATGTTTTTGAACCTCTTATTAAATTTTAATTATATAACTATTTAGTTATTTTCTGTTTTTGGTTTAGTGTAGGAGTTAATCCATTTGTAACTTGCATATTAGGATTAAACTCCACATCATCTCTTTTTTCGCCGGTTAATGTAGTTCCCCCCTTTAAAACGGAACCAACATTAGGCTTATTATCACCGAAACTAGATTTTTCTGAGGTATTTACCAATTTAGGTTTTTTACCATAAACAGTAACATCCTTATCTTCAGCAACACCATGGTGTTTATAAATTGATTTGATTATTCTAGCTGATTTGGATAATTGTTTTCCTCTAGAATTGGATTCAACTTCCATACCTACTGTTTGTGTTGCTGCTTTAGGGTCTTGAAATTTATCTTCCTCAAGAACATCCAAATCTTCAAGTTCAACGGATTCCATACCATGTGTCATTCTAGCTTTATCATAATGATCCCGTTTCCATTTGCTGAAATCACCAGTTTTTGAATGTGAAATCATTTGATTGCGAGAAACATATCTTGGATCCAGACCTTTTGACTTAAGATACTTCTGTAATGCTGGATGCATCACATTAGACCATTCTACCAAATCTTTAAATGTTTTTGACATATTATTCTCAATATTCTTAGTTATGGTACATATTTAGTTCGTGATTATTTGCCAAATCATTACCACGATTATACACTTGGATATGTGCTACTTTTTTAGAAGGCACACCATCTTTATGTAAAGGTATATGTAATGAAACAGTTTTGCCCTCAGATGGTTTTGATGGTCCAGCATTTACATGATGAAACCAATCATCCGGATGAATGTCAAAACCTTGTTTATTCAAATGTTTCTCTGCATGCTGGACAGCTGAAGAATATGATGGATGATAAATTTGATAAGAATCTTTCTTAGCTTCATCTAATTCTTTTTTGGGTAATTTAGGAGATATCTTTCGGTTTTGTTCAAGTTTTGTATTTTCAGAAGCTTTCTTATAAATTCTATCCAAAACAGCCATTGTAGATTTCTTACGATCAGAACGAACACTTTCACCCAATTCAAATTCTTCTTTGTGTGTAAGGTCTTTATCTAATTCATCATCATCTTCTTTAGGAGCTCTCTTTGATAATTTAGACATTTCTTTACTTGGGTCAGTTTTTCGGTCTGCTTTAATTGGCTTTGCTTTCATTCTAGCAAGTTCACGATCAGCACGAGCAACATCAGGATCTTCATCATCATAAGACTCTTTAACTTTACCTCTGTTTTTTACTTCATGGGAAATAATTCTATCTTGAACTTTTTTAGTTTTAGTGTCAAAAATACTTTTAGGGTTTTTTGACCAATTTTTTAATTGATCATCACCCAAACCTCTAACTTGTTTTTTCAACTCTGTAGTAGTTCTACCATCTGAATCCCAAACCTTTTCATCCAATTCAACTTCCTCTTTGCGATATTTGTCTAATATACCATCAGCAGCATCAGAATGTTGTTGAATCATATCTTGATGATGACCTTTTATAATTGGACTTTTTGCTTTTTTATATTGATTAATATGATTTTGTTCCATTTTTTTATGGCCCAGATACGATTGCCGGTCTTTAGTATCCGCAATGAGATTTTCAGGATTAGAGTCTTCTTCTAATTCAACTTCCTCATGAGCTTTGAGTTTCTTGAAAGTATGTTTGGCGATCTTCTTAATATTATCAACATGGTCAGAAAGACCATCTTCGTTGGTAACAAAAGGAACACTATCATCTTCTGGACGTTTACCTTCAGTAATTCCACCAACTATTTCAGTATAACAATCCATAGATAATGTTTTACCTGAAGCACTCAATTCAGTTAATTTTTCAGCAACTTTATGTAAATCCATATCTGATTTAGCATCTTCTTTTGAATATTCCATTATTCTAATTAACAGAGGAATGTCCATAGTTACTTTATCGACAGCATTTTCTTCATCTAGTTCAACCGATTCTGATGTTGAACGAGTTCTATTAATTGTATTCCATTTGTTTATGGCTTTATCACTACCACCAAAACTTTTTCTAATTTTGTTAGATGTTTTATCATAGTCGGGATGTGATATTTTGTTTTCGATAGAATTGCGTAAAGCATCACGTTTCACAGCACTTCTATCGAGATATGATTTGATTGCGGGAGAGGTATCTAATATTTCATCAACTCTTTCAAGTTCTTCAGCATTTAATTCCACTTTGTATGCTGTATGTTCATTATCACCCGCAGCTGCTGGAATTTTAACACGACCAGCTAATGTATCAGTTGTTCTTTTTTTAACATTAAGTTTTTCATCCAATTGAAGCACATTAGATACAGCATCAATAATTGACTGTGAGATAATATCTTTTGAAAACATTTTATTTAACCTTTTTCTTTTTGTTGATTGTGATACCTGAAGTTCCAAATTTATCCATTGGAGTTACAAGTGGTTCCTTATTGGATGCTCCACCACATCCGCCAGATATTCCCATTTCATTATCATTGTCGTTGATATCTTCTTTAAATGATCTAAATGATTTAAGTGTTGGTCGTTTTATTTCTCGTTCTTCAGAATATGATACATTACCCAAACCAGACATAGGATAAACAGTACCAGAACCTCTAGTTTCCAATTCAGGACCAACACCAGGAGTTTTTATTCTTCTTGACGGACTACTGATTGGTGTTAATTTATCATCATCAAACAACAATTTTTTAGATTTGTTTAATGTTGGTTTAGAAACACTTTTAGCTATAGATTGTTCCAAGAACAATGTTGTGTGTTTATAGACATCATCAACACCTTCTTCTATATATTCAACGACATCCGAATTATGGAACGATATATAATTATCAAACATTTCATAAAAAGCGTCAACATTCTTTAAAGAAGTATTCCATTTATCATATCGAACAGATTCAGCAACCATGCGTTTTAATGTTGAATTTCTTTGTTGACTAAATTCATTGGATGTTTCAACAAACACCATCATAGTCTCATATCCCAATTCTTCTAGTTCTTCTTTGATATATGATATGGTATCCAAATCAGTAGCAGAACCATTGATTATAATTGGTTGATGTGTACGAATTGATTCCATACGCAAATTATTAGATTTGATAGATAATTTTTGTTTATCACCTAAAATATTAAGTATTTGTGTATAATTATGTTCAACAATTTTGGATTCAGCAATAGCTTCACGAATTATCAAATCTTTGCCAGAACCAGGTCCACCAGTTACAAATATTGCTTTATATGAACCTCGATTATACTGTTCATTAATGCCCATTCCTTTACGAACATCGTGCATCAATGCTTTAGTTTGATGTTCTGACACGTGGCCCGGAACACCTTTTTTAAATGAGTTTATATCATTGTTTTTCGCATGTTCTCTCATTTTGGTACCAGACATACCTTCTGTACCCTCAGCGTCAGGATCACGTTGACCGGCACTATGTACTGTTATCTTCTTGAAATTGTATAAAGCACCTTCATGTGTACCATTATATTGATGTAATTTATCATGCATTTCTTTAACACGATCAGAACCAACAACCATATGTAAATGATCATGACCAGCTTTATGTAATTTTGCAGCTTGGTGCAAGAACGTTGGATGTTCTTTATTGGAAGCTTCTATATTAACACCAGGAGAATATTTCTTTATATGGTGAATTTTTTGATCAGCCGATAATGGATTCTTCTTACTATCTTGTGAATGTGAAGTAACAACCACATGAGGAGCATTCAACTTTTCCGCTGTTGAACGAACCTTATCAATAAGTTTCAAATGACCCGTGGTTGGAGGATTCATCCTACCATAGGTCATAACTACTGGTTTGTGTGTTTCGTCTTTTTCTTTAACTGATTCTAAAAACGTTTTCATTAATCGCTATGTCCCAAAGTCTTCTTAAAAGCATGTAAGTGTTCATCTTTATCTAAATCGACAGAACTTTTATCTAATCCTTTAACACCATCTGGATGAAAAGCAACTGTTCTAGCACTTTTTTGTCCTTTTGCTTTTTCTCTGATTCTCCACTTACCCTTACCTGAAATTGCAGGTAAACCATGGCCAGTTTCATCTTTATCACCAACTCTATAAGTACCATGGCCACCAACCTGTAATACATGTACATGGTGGTCTTTCAAATATGCGTGAGCTGGTTCTAGGTTTGGATGTTTTATCTCAAGTGTTTTTGCACGACCAGAAGCTGTAGCAGGTTCGGTTGTAGGATCAGGATGATGTTTATTCATGTGATCTAAAATACCGGACTTTTCAATGTGTTTAGCATATTCTGGTCTTTTTGATCTTAGTGCATCTTTAATATGCCATCCTTTCTCATGCGTATGATGTATTGTTAATTGACCCATCGCAGCAGTAACACCATTTTTCGTTTCACCATTCAATAGGTGTCCGGAAACGGTACCAGCATGAAAAACACCTTTCTTTTTATTTTCTACAGCAAAATCCGTACCACCCGTTGAACCCGCACCAGATAAATGTTTTGGCATGACACCATGTTTTTTTAATCTATCGACAAAGTTTGTTTCATATTCATGACCTTTGTTTTTAGGTTCGTCACCAGGTTTATGCAATTTTGAAATAGGAATTACATGATGGTTTCCAGTTTCATCTTCAGCATGAACATGTATTTTACCTTTAACGTTTTCGGTTTTGTGTATTTTTATAGCAGAACCTTTAGGTAAATCATCATGTTCTTTAGCTAAAATGTGTGTTGGTTTATCAGAACCAACATGAGGATCAATATATTTTCTCTGATGTTCCTCACCCGTAGCACCAGACGCAGTTAATGTTCCTCGACCCTCAACAATATATGTACTAAACGTTTTCATTTTAACCCTTTCCAAATCTAGGATTGTTGAGGATAGCATTTGAAACTTTAACAGGTACAAGTTTAGTTGCTGGTCTCATGTGGCCAGTCTTCTCGTCTTTCTTCTGTAGTACAATACCTTCACCTTGTGACTTCTTTCCATCAATACTAGTTTCCATGTCAGGATGTTCTACACCCTTTAATACATGTTCTGTAGCTTGACCAAGGTGATGACGTATATCCAATGATCTTTGGAAATGATGTTGGTTTTTATCAACATGGTCGCTTAATGCTTTAAACTTTTCAATATGTTTAGCTTTTGCTGCATCAGTCTTCACTTTTGATGCTGATTTTTCACCTTCATCTTTCAGGTGTTGTTTATATCCCTCAACAGATGCTGTTTCACCACGTCTGGTAGTTCTATTATTGTAGATATTGAAGTGGCCACCTTTCTTAGCTTCAATATGTTCTGGTGTAAGGTGATCAGTTGTATGTCCTTTCATTAATGCTTTTGCTGCATTTATATGATGTTCGGTACCTGCCCTATCTTCTTTTGAGTATGTTGATGGTTTTGGTTTATATTCGTGTTCAGGCACAAAAACATTTGGACTATGTTTCAATGCATGTTTAGTTACACCATGAGCAACACCATGAGTAACTTCGGTATGAACTGCGATACCAATTGGTGCTTTTGTTTTTGCTTTATATGTTATTCTATTAGGTGTTGTTGTGATATGTTCACCCGATTGGTGACCCGGTTCTTGAGGTGTGTGAAGCAAATCACCCTGAACATGATGACCTTTATTGACAAATTCGTGACCGTGTTTTAATAGATGTTTAAGTGCTTTTGCATATTCTGGTTGATGTCCGAAATGATGATCAACTTCTTCAGGAGATCGTGCGACAACACCTCTAGCTATACGATGTTTATCAGATACACCAACACCATGTTCGTCATGTATAACATGTACAGATGATCCACCGTCAGACTTTAATGAAGCTCCAACAGGACTAGATTGACCCATTCGTTTCTTGTGGAATTGATGTAATAGATCAACTGCTAAATGGGCATGTTTAGGGTCTTCATGGGGCACATCTTTTGTATGTGTTAAGTGACCTAGTTGATCTTCTTCGACCGAAGATTCTCGTAAAAATGTAGCAAATGTTTTCATGTATTATCCTTTGATTTTCAACACACTATGGTTGATATTATTACTTATTTATATGTTTTTAAATATTAAGATTTTTCACCTACAATCATGAAAGAATCATTTAAATCTCTATCGGAATTGAATATATTGATGTATCCGCGAGCCACCATGTAATCTTTTATAATTTCCGAAGTGAATATATGTAGATGTTTTCTATTATTCCATGGTCTCCAATATTCTTGATTATAATGTGGTAGATATAAGAATAATACACCACCAACTTTTAATTTACTTGTCCAATAATCCAAAGCTGTAATCCAATCAGTTAGATGTTCTAAACAATGACTTGAATAGATATAATCAACAGCACCATACGCTAAGTTATATGCATCATATCCATCATTGAAATTTAAATCTATTGGTATTGAATCTGGAAGTGACCAAGATAATCTATTACATCCAATATCATATCCTACACCTTTACAGAACTTCTTAGCAAAAGGTATTGCGAATTGTGATGCATTACCTTCTGCTTGAAAATCAGGATATTGTTTGCCATTATATTCTATCACACTAGATCCTCAACAGAAAAATCATCAATATACATCAATGTAGATTTACGATTACCATAATAATGTTTTTCAAATGAATATTCTATAGGTTTATTATCCCAATTTCTTAATTCATCAGACCACAATACAACCTGATCTTTGTTCAATAAATCAGCAATACCAGAAATACCAGTAAATGTTGATATAAATGGTGGTTTACAATTCTTGATGATATAAGCATTTTCTATTATATCATCATTGTAATCTAAATATCGAACATTTCCAATATCAGATAATGTATTAGATTTTCTGCGAGTATCAATATCAGGACCAGACCATCTATCTCCACAATAATATTCATCACCAAATTGCATATTCAATTCAGGAACTTGTAATATAAAATCATCATCAACATCAAATTCCATACCATAATTGTCTTTTAACCAGTTCTCATACCGGCAAGTTTCAATTGGCCTGTTATTATTGTTTTTATCTTCTCTTGTCCATGAGCTTAATACTTTTACACCAGAAGTATATACATCATCTTCAAACACCACATCTTCAAATATATCCTGATACATAAGAAGTTCTTTAATACCTTTGAACTTACGCATTTCTTTGCGTATAATCAAATATACTTTTTCACCGGTGGATTTATAGATGCCGGATAATACAGGTAGTGCGTTTAAAAAATCACCAAGATTTGCTGTACTACTAAGATGTAATTTCATTAAAATTCCTAAACATAACAAAAGGGTCAGATTCATCTATGCGATGAAGTTCAAATATCTCAGGATTATATAGGTAGGCCAATAACATTAATGTTTGGTCATCATCTACTAGATTTGCCATTGTTAAGTTATTAAATGCACCAAATATCAATTCTTGTAGACTTTCCCATTTAGCCTTACTGGCAACAATCTTTGCACCAAACATATGTACAAGATTATTTGCAATGATATATTGTATTGGTTGACCTTGATAATCTCTAAAATCGAAGAAATGTATCTTATTAGGATTAAATGGATAAGACCAAGATGTAATAC